AGTTTTATCACTTCCAAAATCTAACACAGCAACAGCATCAGTAGTTGAAGAACCACCATCTGTTTGTGTGTTGTAAATTAGTGCACCTCTTGCAGTCAATGTAACTCCTACAAAAGATAAATCAGCAAAATCAGTAATTGCTATTGATGATGAAACTTTTACACCTTCATTAACAAGAGCTTTTCCGCCAGCAGTGTATCCTGATGGTGAAGAAACTTCATTACTAGTTGTATAGTTTTCAGTTGATTTACCTAAAGTTGCTGAACTAGTATACATAGCTAACTTGTATGTATCTCCGTTCGGAGCAGTATCAAAGTCATGTTTACCTTGAAGTAATTCTTTTTTAAAAGAATTACAAATTGCATTTGTTGTTATAGCCATAATTATTCTCCTTAATTAATTATTTTGGTTCGGAGAAGGTGAAGGCACTACTATTCTTGGTACACCATCATCAAACTCCGCACGTCTTCTTCTACCCATTTGTTGTAGGGCAAAATTCTGTACTTCCTCATTATACTTCTTTTCATATAAGTTGTACATATCTTGAGGCCCTTTTAAAAATCTAAAAGCTTCAGCAAGAACACCATGAAGTAACATCGACTCTTGATATTTTGCTAAATAAGTTTGATTAGTAGATGTAAATTGAGGTGGATCTTTAATGTAATTGATTTGAACTGTATTACCCGTAGCAGGAGTAGGTGCTACAATAATATTAAATTCATCCCAATTAGCATAATATTTTGGTGTGCCTTGTGTGCCAGTTCCATTGTATTCTGAAATAAAACTAGTGTCTCTTTTTTCAAGAAAAGTTCTATTACCACTGCCATCAACGACTTGTATAGATCTTAAAATTAAAAGATCTGAAGGCATAGATACAGCTCTATTTGTTGCTGTAAAACTTGAATTAGCATACTTTCTTAGATCATCATAATCTACCTTGCCAGCAACATCTAACTCAACTGATCTAATAAAATCTTGAATAATTGCGTCAGTCAAAACATTTGCATCAACTTCAGTATAGTTTCTTACTTGTGTTAAAAAATCTGAATATGTTATAGCCATTATGTGATACTCACGGTTACTGAATTAATTTCCATAGATACTTGTCTTCTTCTATTTTGTAATGATGGATCTGCAGGAATCATCGATGAAGTTCCTTGATTTAAAAATCCAAATTGTCCTGGTAAAGTTAAATTTGCTACACCAACTGTAATACCCCCAGAATCAGCTAAAGTTGTATCATTAGTTGCGACAGTTGTAGGTTGTTGAAATCTTTGTGATCTTGTATTTTGTAAAGCTACTGCATCTGCTTTATGATATGGTGGATCTAGTTGTGGATGTTTAGGTTCATACTCTGAAATATGAACTAATGCACCTGTCCACTCTTTAACCATTTCTTTATAAGGAAATGCTTGACCAGATCTATCTGATATTGCCTGACTTCTTTTTCCAGTTGCGAAACTCATTATCCGCCTCCAGGGAAGTATGATTGAGGAGAAATATAAACCGAAGTTCTAGAGCCATCTTCATTTAATGCTCTAATTAATTCGTCCTCATATAATTGTTTTAATAATTGTATTCTGTCTGGTGCTCTTTTTTGTGATAAATAATATGCTAGGCCAGAACACATACATGGTAAAAACCTATAAGCTACATCAGGTGTTTTTGTAAAGCCACCTGCATCTTCAATTCTGTTAATTGTGTAAAATTTTAATGTTGTGTAAGTTGTTGCATCAGGAGCTAAATATAAACTTATAGTTGGTGTTGTTTGTCTATCAACATAATATTGTGAGGGTTGTCCTGTTTGTAATTTGTTTGGAAGTGCAGCATAAGCTGATCTATCGATTTTTGTTAATGCAATATCATTTGTGGATGAAGTGTTTCCTGCTGCGTTTGTAGTTGAGATATAGGCTTCAAGAACATCATTAACATCTGTTGCAACAGTATAAGTTGCAGTTCCAGCAGTTAAAGCTTGTTCATTAAGTTTAACTTTCCAAAGGTGAATACCTCTGTTACCCCACTCTGAAAATAAAAGATTTAAACTTCTTCTTGCGCTACGTAAGTCATTCCCACTATTAGTCCGCATACCACATCGTTCGTATGCCTCTTCAATAATGTCATCGATCTGAAGATCGAATGATGTAGTTCCTGACGTAGTCATAATTCATTACATTATGTCTTTGTAATAATCCAAAGACTTTCCTGGTATTAATTCTTCATCTTGTAAACCGCTTCCACCTACTACAGCTCCCATACCTTTTGTAGCAGCACCGCCTCCAACTCTCTTCATAACTTTTTGTGCTTCTTTATCTGAAACTTGTGCTTTAGATGTTTTTTTAATTATTTCAAAATCTTCACCAGATATTTTACCATCTTTGTTTTTATCTAATTTTTTTTGTCCACCTTTTAACATTGTATCTCCTCCTGTACTCATTTTCATCAAATCAGCATGATAATCTTTTGTACTTGTTTTACTTAATTTAGTTTTTAATTTTTTTACTTTTGCTTTCTTTTCTGGGGACATTGTTGCAACGTCATAAATTACATTTGCCGCAGTTAACCCTAAACCAACTGGAGTAATTGCTCTTCCGATTTTAGCAATCTTACTAGCTGTTCTTAACTTCTTGGCTGCACTTGCAGTAATCAATTCTTTTGACAAACTTTTAGCCACATTTGAAGGTTTACCCACAGTACCTTTTTTAAATAAAGATTTAGAAGCAATGTTTTTCATCATAGCTGTAGTTTTTTGTCCAGCTTTGAAAGCTCTTTGTTCAAACTTAGCAGGGTATGCACCTTTTCCTGGAGCATTCCTAGTTTTTGCAAATAAGTTTTTTAGTTTATCTGATAATTTTGACATAGTTATTTTCCCTAGATTTCTATCATACCACCATAATACTTCTTGGTAAAGGTGCTGACGTTTGTTGGTTTACCTCCAGGGTTACCGGCTTGTCTTTTCCTTGCAACAGCAGAACGCTTTTCTGAGCTTGTCATTCGGGCTGCTTTTGCAGCAGGCACGCATTTGGGGTATTTTCTTTTTGATCCACTTGCAGATTTTCTTCCACATTCTTTATATCCTCCGCCTTTTTTAGGTGATCCTATATCGACCCATTTTTCATTGAACCATTTTTTAAGACTCATTAAAATACGCCTTTGAAACCTTTGCCTCTAATCGCTGCTCCTGTTCCACGTACCTCGCCACCACACATTTTCTGTAAAGGAACTGCTGCTCCACTAATATTTGTAGTGGTGTCTAACATCATTGCTCTGCTTGGTTTAACAATTGTATATGGCTTTTTCTTTGGTTTTTTATAATTATAAATTTTTTCTTTTGGAAAATTATCTATAATTTTTTGTGCTTCTAGTTTTAACTGTTCTTTAGTTTTTTTAGTTTTCACTTTAATTAATTTTTGGTTTTTTGTTCTAGGTGTATTTACCATAACTCCCTCATTAGCTTTCTTTGGTCCCCAATCTTTTCTTTTAAGTCCAGATGGATCTTTTGCTTTTCCTGCACATATTTTAGAGGCATATGCATTAGCATATGCAGAAGGATATACTTTGAATTTTCTTTTAGCTGCTGATTTGCCTCTTGCACATAATTTAGTCATGCAAGATTATAGCATTTATCAACTATATAGTAAATGTCTTGGCTATTGGGTTTTTCTTCTTCTTTTTAATAGCTAGTTTTACTCTTTCTTTTTTCTTTTTTTCATCTCTAGCACCACGTAATTTGCCTTCTATTTGTTTTGATATTTGTGATCTTCCAATAGTCATAATTAATTATACCACAGTTTCATATCGAATGTTACCTGATATTGATATCCTTTCACCTTCTGATTTATAAAATGGATTTACTTGATGTAATAGTTTAGATGGAAACATCATTAAAACCCCTTCATGTGATTTATCTACTGCTATGGGAAATGTTCTTTGGTTTCCAGCTATATCAAAATAACAAAAATTAAAGCTAGCTGTAATAGAATCTCCTTTGTCATCAAGATCTTCTTTTCTTTCTTCTTTTACATCATAAGGTATTTTTACCCATAAAACCCAAGATAGAACTCCTTCGTGATGATGTAAAGGCACATACTCATTTTTAGTTTGGTAATTTACCCACATATCTTTACCGTTAAAAGCAAGATCATTATTTGTGCAATAAATATTTCTTAATCGAATATCATGATTTTTTTGATAAGCATCAGCTATACCTAAAACTTCTTCGGCTAACATATTTTCGCATTCTCTTAGCCTATAATGAATGGGAGTTCCTATTCCAGATAAACCTGTTTTAAATTTTTGCATTTTATGATCTTTTAAGTTTAAACATTCGTTATAAACTTTTTCAAACTTATCTTTATGAAGCTTTGTTATTGCTATTGGTAAAGTTGGTAAAAATTGAAAATCTAGTTTATTTTCCATTTGGGTCTTTATATTCTTTTATATGAACAATCATATTAAGATTGAATCTATGAAAAAATTCTTTTGGTGCAAATCCTCTATGTATTAAATGAGATGGAAACACAATTGCTTGACCCTCTTTACTGTAAATTTTTTCTCCTGTTTCAAACTCAGTTCCTCCGTCATTCGTGTGTAAATTGTACAAAACTGAAACACAGTGGCCATAGGTGTCTTCATCACAATGCCAATCTGGTCCTGCATTAGGGGTATAAAAATTCCAATACATTCTTCTTGGAGCTGCCATTTGATGTTTAGATTGTTGTGCTGCTAAATGAAAAACCCATTTTCCAAATGTATTTAAATAAGGGTCACCATTTTTACCATGCATATCTTCTAAACTTGTGTGATA